AAAAAGATTTAGAAAAAATAGTGAAACATTATGATGATAACATTACCGGACTTAGTAAGCTTAATTAAATATTATATAATTAAGACGATCGACTATCCCTTACGATTCATGGAGTCGTTTGGAAGTTGGATGCACGTTTTTGCATGGAATAAACGTTGGAAAAACAGAACTAAAGGAACAGGATATGCCAGAAAAAGTTAGTGTACAGATATATAACTGGGGACCTTGTGTTATTAAACTCAAGATAAAAGATGAGTTGAAGAAGATGTTATTGGAAGAAGCTCCAAAAGGAGTTGATTACAGGAACAAACTTGCAGGGATCTTAGAACATGAAACAGGCTATACTGATGAAGCTAAGAATAGAATCATACCTCATCTAGCGAAGTGCTTTGGTCTTTACGATCAGGCGTGGGAACATTATACGAGAAAGAAGAATAAGAAGAAGCCAGAATATATTTTATCTGCGCTTTGGATCAATCATCAAAAGAAACATGAATTTAATCCACCACACGATCATGACGGTGCGTTGAGTTTTGTTATCTATTTAGATATTCCTGAAAAATTAAAAAAAGAAAACGAAGATTATATCGGTAAGTCCGCTGGGCCTGGTGGTATACAGTTTCTGTATGGAGAAGGACCAAGAGATCAGGCGGTAACCTACATGTCTCATTTTCCAGAGACAGGAGATATGTTTATTTTTCCTGCTTGGTTAAAACATTGGGTAAGCCCTTTTAAATCTGATTGTACTAGAATTTCTGTATCAGGAAACGTACACGACTCTGCGCCCTTAAATAATATTGTAAAAAATGATACAGAAGAAAAACAAGTATAGCTATATCAACGTTCCGAGGTCCGAGAACCATGGAACACGGACATACGATGTCAACGGGATCAAGCTCCCTTCTGTCACGACTATATTATCACGGACCAAGGACCAACGGTTTCTAAAAGAATGGAAAGCCAAAGTTGGCGAAAAAAAGGCGGAAGAGATTAAGAATCTATCTTCTAAAAGAGGTACACTCATGCACAAGTATTTAGAACACTATGTGCTGGGTAAAGGTTATGAAGATCTTACAGATCTAGGACAAGCAACAAAGAAGATGGCAGAAAAAGTAATAGAGGTTGGTCTTACACCTGTATCAGAATATTTTGGTTCAGAGGTTACGTTATATTATCCAGGTCTATACGCTGGAGCCACAGACTTAGTTTGTATGCACAACGACATGGAAACCATCGTGGATTTTAAACAAGCAAATCGCCCTAAACGAGAAGAATGGATAGATGATTACAAACTGCAAGTGGCAGCATACGCTATGGCCCACGACCACGTACACGGCAGTAAAATCAGACAAGCCGTAATTATGGTATGCACGCCGGACTTGTATTTCCAAGAATTTAGAATACAGGATCAACAATTAAGGGAATGGAAGCACAGATTTCTAGTAAGACTAGATATGTTTTACAATATGAGGCAGCAATGAGTCTACATTGTGGCAAGATTAAGGCATATTACGGACATATAGTACTTAATTTCATAAAATTATTTTTTAAAAAAAATAAAAAAAACATAAAATGTCCACTATAAAATGTCCAATGGTTAAAAAAGTCAATAAAGACGTCAAGTTAGGGGCCATGCAAAGACATTTTACGTTTTTTGGAAGCCTATTTTGTGAGATTTGGTACTATATACGAGGGGGTATGGACATTTTACATGCCCAAATGGACATTTTATGAGACCTAGATTTGAATACAGAATGGTGATATTGATACTGGTAGGTGGTTGCGTCCCTGTGTTGATCACAACATTATTGAATAGGTACTTCAACTACTCTATACAAGACTCAATGGAGCTCACATTAATTCTTTGCATACCTATTGCGGTATGGATGGCTTTAAAAATAAACGAGAGATGGCACGATGAAGAGGAAGATTAGAAAAAAACGTTATAAACATGCAATCATAAGTAAAAAGAAATATTACTTTTATCAAATCCGTTGGGTTGACATCACCGGAGAGTCATCACATGCAACTGCAGAAGAGTTTGACAAGTTTGAGGCATGCGTTATGCTCACTCAAGCATATGTTTACAAGAAAACTAAAAAGTTTTTATACACATTTAGTACCTATGACATCAAAGAAGAATGTTTTTCAGATAGAAATATATTTCCTATTGGATGCATTATTAAGATGGATAAGGTACTTATCACATAGGACATAAAATGATTGATTGGCTTTGGACCAGCAAGTATGTATGGGGTTTAAGTCAACCAAAGGAGAGAAAAAATGTTCGGATCAAACGAAGACGAAAACAAAAACAAAATCGAACAACTAGAAGAAAAGGTAGAAGCGTTAGAAAACAAAATCGCAAACATCTTAGACGTTCTAGAAATGCAAGATGATGTTGAAGATGAAGATATCGAAGATGATGATCAAGACGAAGACAAAGATTAATCTTTCTTATTATCACCCTCGATCTTTTTGGGTTCGGGGGTGACATCAATAATCTGTGCGTAATCTTCTAATATTTGTTTCATTTTTGATTCTAATTCCTGTTCTGATAAATCTTCTAGCTTTCCTGTTTTTATTATTTTTCTGTCTATATATAATCCTGCCGCCTTCCCCCTATTGGTTTCAGCGTTTACCGCAGCACTCCAAGCACCTTTCTTCAGGGCAGCGTCTTTAATTCTTCCAAGTTCTGCTACGTGACTTGCATAGTTAACTTCGTATTTTTTTAATCTCTCTTCTTTTAATTCACCTATATATTTGACTACAAGTGGGTTCAGCCGAGGGTTGGTAAGTTCAGACCCTTCTTGCCTACAACGCTTCTCGCTGTACCCCGCCTGTTTTGCAGCTTCCGCTTTGGTTAGTGGTCCATCGGGTCCGCCAAATACGAGTAGCTCGGCAAATCTTTTTTGCATTTCTGTTAATCTCTTCGGTAATCCCATATTGACATTTTAGGGTAACAATCATATATTGTCAAGGATGGTAACGACAAAGAAAGATGCAATAGATTTACAGAATCAAATTGATAAACTTAGTAAAGATTTTGATGCTGGCCCATTTGCGCATGATTTACAACATCATCCGGGAAAGAGAGGACCAAACGATTTGGAACAGAGGATAGAAGATCTGATGACAATTAATAAATCACATCAAAAGTTGAATGGTGATTTAAGAGCAGAAGTTATGTTTTATAAAAAGAAAGCAGAACACTATGAAATTATGTCTAAACAATTGAAAGAAGACAATAAGAAATTAGCTCAACAGATTAACGATCAGATAGAGAGAATACGTAAGGGATTGTAATGTTTGTCAAACATTTACAAGAATATTTAGACCAATTTACTGATGGCAAGAAAGGGAATGCCATAGGTAATGCTAGAATATATGTTCAGGTTGGTGGTCACCTTGAAGAGATAAAAAGAATGGAAGTTCAAGAGAGTAATATCATAGGTGATGGCTCAATTAGAGTCGTGTTTAAACTTACAAGACAACAGTTAATTATAGCTCCCAAAACACCAGAGTAACTCCAAAAAAATGCGGGGACCAGAGGCAAAACTTTATCAAAAACTAAAGAAAGCTACTCCTAAAATTATATGGAATCGTATTGAAAACATTAGCGTTCCTGGTATGCCTGATGTGTTGGGC